AGTCCGTACAGGACGGACACTGTTTTCCCCAAAAATACAAACACTTGTTCGATTTTCGGACATTAAATTCGCTACTGGAAACTTGATCAAACATAAGATGTCAATAGTAATATTGCACAAACATACGCCAAAACTTTATGCACTTTTACCATTGATTTTATTGAAATCAGACAATATAAAGACTTTTCATAATTGTGTATACAATTAAAACAAAAAGTGTCCGCCCACCGCGGACACAAACTGTCTTTGGTGGGCGAACACTATCGAACACTTGTTCGATGTGGATAACTTATAAAATAGAAAAACTAACAATTACAAAATCTCCGCCAACTGTAAATATTTGAGGAATCATTTCAGTTGTTCGGTATGCTTTTCGCTCGTTTGTATCTAGCGCACTTACGTGTGAAAAAGGAAAATCACACAACATGCCGCCTACTGTTTTCGGCAAAGCGGCGTTACTTATTTCAACAGTGGTAACGTTGCCATAAATCATTATATAAAAATATTGCGCACCATTATGTGAATTTGTTACCGGCACAATGGCGAAACCTTTGCCATTGCATTCGTAGCATTCTTGTATAACATTTACATTTCCCTCAAAACCATATTCTATATATATTGCAGATTTTTTCATCATTTTTTGTTCAAGCGCGTTGTCAGAAGTTATTCTGTTTTTAATTTCATCATCAATTTTTTTATTTAGTTTTGTGTCTTCGTTTAACCTTACTTTTGCTTCGTCATAAAGCGCTTCGTCGATTTTTACAGTTCTCTCAAGGTCGGGGTCTTCCGTGGTACTCTTGGACACCGGAAACTTATAGTGTTCTGTCTCAAAAATTAAATTTTCGTCTGGATGGTAATCTCTTTTATACATTTTTTACGTCCCTCCCTGTTGACTTAATACGCCAAACTCTCCAAGCGCATACACTTGTAAGTTCGGGTTTCTCGTTTGCGTGCTTGCATTGTAAGCTACAACCGTCCATTTGTCTACATTAACAATGATTCCCTCACAGTCAATGCTTGCGTTGGCAAGAAAGTACAATCCATCTTTTTGCATACTTTCCGGTAGCAAGATTCTCGTGCTTGCGCCCGCTTCCAACGTCACAACCTGTTCCCAGATACCGCCGTAAGTTACTACATGCTCGAGAATACCGACAGTTACAAAATCTTTTATTTTCTCGTTTACATCATTTTCAAAATTTGTAATAATATTGTTAATTTCATTTTTGTATGTGTTGAACTGATTTGTAATATCTGACTGAAACTGGTTGTTGTTTTGCACCATGTTGTTAAATGTTTCTGTCCACTGCGCAAAAGTAGACACCCACTGCGCCCAAGTAGTCGACCATTGCGCCCATGTGGTTTTCATGCCGTTCCATTCTGTCACAATGTTATTCCACCGGTCAACAATAGAGTTCCATTCTGTCACAATGTTATTCCACCGGTCAACAATAGAGTTCCACTCGCTGATAATCTGATTCAAAAGCTTAGTCGCGTCCTCAATAAATTTCTTTTGTGCATCGGTCAGATCGTTTACTTGCTTGGTAAGTTGATTAAGCATAGCGCTAATGCGGCACAAAACCTCATAATACGAGAGTGCATCATCATACACTAGCGGCTGTGTTTTTTGCAACCAAAATGCAAAGTCTGGAAAGTGTACTTTATACAATCCCGAGTTTACATTAGGGTCAAAAGGGTTGATTTTGTTCGCCATTTTTCCACTCCTCTCTACCGCATCCAATCAATAGATAAACCTAAGTTTCCGCGGTTTCCATATGCCGCCATATTAAAATCGTTTCCATGTTCGGAAAAATCGTCAAAAATTGACATAAACAATTCTTCACAATCTGCAATAATCGCATTATTAACGTTTACAATGTGCTCGCGGTACATAATAAGTTCGTTCATTTTACTGCCGCGCCATCCTTTTTCTGTCCGATGGCTAGTGTCTACAACTGATGTATTACTCTTACCTGTGTTTTTCTCACTAACTGCGCGGCTGTCCTCTCCTGTGCTTTGACCTCTAGTCATGCCGGACGCATAGTCCGCACCGGAAAAATTAACTTGTGGGTTATCACTGTTAATTCTTTGGTCGTTAGCGCTACTACTGTTAGTATCGCTCATAGTTCGATCTGCTTGTGATGTATTGCTTCCATCAGTCGTGTCTGTATCGTCAAATGTCATATTTGTATTTTCTAAAATTTGTGCAACACTTAAATTGCTATCATACATTGCTTTATATTTAGGCATGTTACGTCTCAATGTATCATTAAGTCTAAGCTTAAAAAGACCGATTGTTTCAAAACCGATTTCACACATGTAAAAGTGTATAATAAACATACGTTCAAAATTTATCCGGCTTGTCTCGTCGTCATTGTACCACGGGAAAGTAAAGTCAAAAAGCTTAGGCATACCTTTTTCGATTTTGTCGTAAGTAGTAGCGTTTATGTCTTTCCAGTCCGTAAAGCTTTCAATGTAGTCTCTAATTCTGGTTGTATATGTCGCCATTTTCAACACCCCCATTTGCAAGGTTTTCTTTTCGCTCTACGCCTAAACCGTTGCCGATGTATCGCACGTCAACACTAAGTCCAAACAAACGGTTGATTTGATCGCAAGCGCGCTTTCGTACTCCAAGAAATGATTTACGGTTAATAAGTGTCAAATCCGCATCTTGTTCGACCTCACTCGTAATTAAACGCTCTTTTTTTGTGCCGTCAATGTTATTTATACCAAACTGCACGCAAAAGTCAGCAATTTCTTGCCGCATTGCTGTTGTTATGTCGCCGAAAACGTTCGGTGGGTTTAGGTTTAGTACTTTCATATTGTCAACGTTGCTTACACCGTCTCTGACAGAAATAAAAGGCACAAAGTCATTATACTGTTTAAAAAGGTTTTTTGTGCTTAATCTCTGGTTATCACTGCCTGCAATAATAACAGGTGTTCTTTGCGCGTAAATGTTTAAATTTCTTGTCATCCTCATATTTGCCAAACTCTCCGCATACATCTGTACATAATCTACGCTCGGATAGCCCACACTGCTATCCCAGATAATAACACTGTTGTTTTTCCCAAGTGTCTTAAAATACTGTTGCGCATACGCGAATCGCATGTTAGGCACACCATAGATGTCAACTGTACCTCCTAAGTTAGTTTTCATAATAGCGTATTTTTCTAATACATCATCCTCAAAAAATACTGCTTGCCCCCACCAAAAAAGATAGTCCTCTAGCACTCGCAGTGGTATTTCATCTGGCAATCCTATCCACTCAAAACGGTTCACAATCATTTCATGCAGCATGTTGAAATATCGAATATAATAGTTTCGGTATTGTGGTACACTAAAATATTCAGCATCTTTTGATTGATTTTTCATTTCCATTTCTCCTTATCAATTATTGGCAAGTCCATAATTACCAATGTCATTAGTATGCCATATTGTCACACCACGATCAAAAATAGATCGCAAAATGACAAGGTAATCTAAATCAATGTTTCCGCTGATTGTGCAATTACGTGTTTTGACAAAATCCCACGCGTTCCGGTTATTGATTGATGGTGTACCAATTTCGCCAATCTTATAGCCAAACATTGTAAAATAATCATCAATCTTACGTGCATACTCTGCACGAATCTGCATCGGGTAATAGCTGATGTGATCGTTACCTATAATTTTGCTTGCATTTCCACTAGATGTGGTAACATTTCCGCTCGGTTGTAAAAAATGGTTGACAACGGATTTTATACCGTCTCCTATAACCTCCGACCAATCAGTGCTACTAAGTGTTGCAAGTGGGCTAGACTTAAAAGCATCACTCGCGGCTTGCTTTCCTGTCGCTATGGCGTTCCCGCCCGCACTTGCCGCCGCACCCAAAAATCCAAAACCTGCACCAGATAATGCTTTTCCAACTCCGCTAAAAACTCCGGCGGCTGTGTCAACACCTTGTGACACTACGTCTCCGGCACTTATTAAAGCACTCGCTCCCGCCGTACTTGTCATCTGTGCAACATATGCTTTGTACGCATCTGTCATTATTGCGCATTTTGGGTAGTCCGAAAATGTAAGCATATCTGTGTAATCCTGTGCAAAGCCCTTATACTGTATTGGATAAGATACTAATAACGGGTTGGGTGTCATTGCTACAGTATAAGTAAAACTACAAGCTTCGCTTGAAAAATATTCATACTTATACTCAATTCCCGTACCGTTGTTGTTATTACCATATAAAAAATTATACGGATAACAAAAAAGCTTTTTGTTTTTTGGTACATATCCATCAATGCTGTCGTATTTTTTAGGTAAATTTAATTGTTTGAATTGTGTTTCTTCAGCTATAAAACTTGTTGGCATCATAAACGCGTTTAAAATTCCGTCGATCGTACCGTTTGCGTTAGCGGCAATTAAAAAATCGTTTACGCCGTTTCCATTATCGAAAACGTTAAAAGTGATAGCAGTATACACACCATTTCTAAATTCTCCGCCGTTAAAATTTCCGCTCTCGTCAAACGCACTCGGAATAACAACGCTCATAATGTTTCGGTCACTTAGTTCCGGCGCATCATAATTCTGTTCCGTTTCTTGTTTGACGATATAATCTCCTGTCTCTAATCCTTCGGGAAAAGTATACTTGCCTATAACATCATCAGACTTTTTTACAATTTGACGCTCGATATAGCACTTATTTAACACCATATCAAACTGGCAATTTGTCCAAACGTCCATTATAAAATGTACACGACAGGAATTAACAGACAACGGTTCTACGCTTGTAATAAAACCATACATCCAATTATCCATATAGCCTACATTTTTAAAAGCAATATAGTTTGCGCTGTCAGCGTATAATTCGTTTACGGGTGCGGCAAAGTCTGCATAACCACGCTTGACTGGTGCGGCGTTGTCAGTAGCATAGATCGCTTTGCTATCAACATATGCAAAAAGTTCTTCTCGGCTGTTGAAAAGTCTTACATGATTGTAGGACGAATCCCATGGAATCCCTCTGCATATTCTCACTTGCGCAACAGGTGCTATTCCATCTACGTTTTTTTGTGTTGGCATCGGTATCATGTTATCCATGTTTCCCTCATTTCTAGGGGAGCATTGCGCTCCCTCAAATCAATGTTTCGCGTGAAAACATTTACTGATTGACTGTAACAGTACCTGTTCCGCTGATCGCGCTATTATATCTTGATGTCGCTTTAACTGTAAGCGTTGCCGCTTTTTCGTCATTTGCAATATGCAAGATATTAGACCCCGGAATAAAACTTGTATACTGGCTCGTCGCACCCTCAACATCAAAATCGAGCATCTGCGGCGTGTACTGGCTGTCTCCGGTTACTAATGCTGTGATCTCCACGTCTGTTCCCACATTTCCGGCGGTATCTGTAACGCTTACGGTTGTAAGACCAACAGTATCAGTAGTAAAAACAATGCAGGGGAAAAACGGAGAATAAGAAAACATTTCGCTCATTGTGTAAAAATAATTCCATGTCAACGCGGCTCCGTTTCTTGAATCCGTCAGCGTCCGGAAATTCTCACGCACATTAAAAAATCTCATATCAAACAATGCAAGTTTGATATTAGGATCGTCAAACTTGTCAATGATAATTTTACGAACAGTAATGTCAACCTTGTTCATATTAAACGCTGTAGCAAGTACTTCAACATCTAACTCTGCGTCGATCTCCGGTGTGGTAATGTAAAAGATCGTCTGATCGTTTGCGCAACTGTCTGCTCCGGCAATGTTGTACTCTGGATGGGGAAATTTCATCTGTCCGATGTAAGCTTTTACAAGCTTTGTCAGCTTTTTAGCGTTTTCTGCGCTCGCTGTAGGGTCTGCAACATTAACCGCGTAAAGCTGATCTGACGCGCTCGCACTCTCGATCAACCGTTTCATGCATAAATATTCATCCCAGTTCGCCGCCGCAAAAAGTGATTGTACTTTTGCGTTAATCAGATCTCGCACACCATACTCTGATCTAAATGCTGTACGCAAGTTATCAAATGTAACTGTAACCGCGTACTGGATAGCGGGCGTGATCTTGTGATAAGCCGCCATAATGCTTGACTGATAGTAGGCATACAGTTCTGCAACGGTCGCAAACTGGTTAAACTGCTTGCCTTTTGCCATGTTGATAAAAATCTCTTCTTCCGTGCCACCGTACCGCATAGGGTCTCTCTTAAGCACTCCGAGCGGATTCTCAAAAAATACGGTTTCGATTCTCTGCTCCATAATCTGTTCAACCAATGCATTAGCAAACGCGTTACGCAACGGAACAATGTTCAACAAACTCTCATAGATACTTGAGATATTCTCTGCTGTCGCTTCTGGAATTCTGTTTTGATATTCCAAGCTCTGCATTGATCGCACTGCGTTCAAAATGGCTACGTTTGTAGCCGGTACTTTATTACCCATTTCTTTCTCCTCTCTTACTCTGTACTACCATCAAAATCAAGCATTTCCGGCGTCACATCTTCGATCACACTTACATCTGCTTTCGGCTCTTCAATGTCCGTTCGCGGTGTTTCCTGTCCGGCTAACATTTCGCCAAAACGCGCAATGTACTTTTCGCGCAAGCCCTCATAGCGTTCTTTGTAGCCGTCGTCTGTTACATTTGCGCCGCTTCTGATAGATTCTGTAATCACATTGATTTCTTCATCCAATTCTTCCGGTGCTTCGATCTTTCCCAAGATCGCTTTTAAAGCTTCGTCTGCTGTCATTCTTCTACCTACCTTTCCCTAAAAATGGTTTTAAATAATATATAAATGGTGTTTTTCTAGCGCTTGGAATAGGCGCTACACCAGATATATTGATTGTACATTCTTGGTAAATATTTGTATCACTTAATACAAAAAAACGAATAATTACACGCCGCAATGCTGTAACATTTACTTTAATATAACAATAACCTCTTTCTTTTTTAACAAGTTCCGCTCCGTTTGGTACGCTAACTCCCCAATCATAAATTGATCTTACATTAAATCTAACAACAGTACCAACGTTTGCTTGTTGGCTGTAGGGGGTAACGTTAATCTCCGGCGCGGGCGGCGCGGGTCTGTTTATACCAATCTGGCATTGCGCTGTAATGCTCTGATCTTCAACTAACCAAAAACTTACAACACTTGTAACTTGCGCACCGTTTGCATTGCCGCTAATAATCAAAGCATTAGTTTCTTTTGTTGCTGTTAGATACTGGCCGATATTATAAGTCCATTCCGAGTTAGCATTAACAGTAATTCTAATACTTTCCCCATCTACTATACTAGCACTAATAGAGTCTATTGTCAACACTTTTATTTCCGGCGGCAAGTTACCATGCATATCGTCGTAAACATCCATACTACAAGCAAAACGATAATCTTGGACATCTTGCCCCTGCAAGGTTGGATTTTCAAAGTTTTTAAGCACATATGTGCTCGCTGTGCGCATATCTGTAGCATTTCGTAAAACCTCAAGAGTGCTCGAGAATGATGTTTCTAGTTCGTAACTTAAATAATAAAGCGCTAATTCAATGCTACCTATACTACTATATCCACCGCTTTTCCATGCATCATAATAACCTGTCTTACGCGTGTAGTATGTCCATTGTGCCAACCCATAACCCTTATGCACTGTATCTCCGTCTAAACCGCTATTTATAAACTGCTCGCGTGTTACAGTACCATTATCTACACTGTTAGTATAAATACGGCTTCTATTAAAAAAATTTGTACTATTATTATCGTTTTCGCACCTATAAGGCACAATTCCACTCTCCGCCCATAAGTTACCAAGCAACGCAGCTAAGCCTATTTCGTTGTTGATTAAATTATATAAGCCGTTCCAAACTGCTCTAGTGTAACCATAATCACGATAATCAGATCGTCTACCCATCACATCAACCTCACACTAAGTATATCAAGCACAATATCTTTACATTTCAGATCTTTAAATCTTAACAATCCCAAGTCATAAGACCGTTTAAGATAGTCATAGATAAAACTCTGACTACTCAACATCAAAGTGTCTGCATTATGACTGCTCGCGTCAAACGTAAAGCGATATTTACAACTCTGGTCTACAGTTCTGTCAATATACACAATACCTTTTTCTGGGTACTCTCTTACTGCATAGTTATCTTTACCGCAAACAAGCGTAAATATATAACGGCTGTTTCCGCTAACAGTTTCTACAAAAGCGCTTGCATCACATAAATACACGCCATCTGCGCTACTCTTCTGATACTGACTATTTTTAAACACTTTTGCAAATTTGCTTTCATTCATTGCGTTTTGCGCATCTTTGTTAATAACAAATTGTGCAACCCATCCATGACCACGCAAAAAATTAGTGTTATCCCTTAACCTTTTGTGTATTCCAAAATATATAAAATACGGATTTAAAAGTGTTACATAATTTGCCATTAAATAAGTTGGTACTTCTCGTACCTGTTTCCCTTTACCTCTACAGATCGTTCTCAACGTACTTTCAAACTTTGTTATCTCATTTTTTAAATATCCATTATTTTCAAGCACAAATTCATCAAAAACAATCAAACTAACGTCTTTAAACATTGGGCTGTACTTTTTGAGTTTATCGGTATTGTTAAAATATACCGCATATCCAAGTAACACAACGTTATCATCTTTATCATGTAGCATCATTGCACTTATCAAGCCTTTTACGATGCTTTTATTAGTCACAACTTTTCCATACTCGGGGTAAATGTCCAGTACATCTTCATACATTTTTCCACTGCTCGATATTTCATCCTGTGTTCTGTATAAAAAAACAACTTGCTTATCATTCTGCACATTTTTTAAAGATTCAATCAAAAGCGCTGTAGTCTTTCCGGCACTACGATTTCCGATAATCATTCTCAAAATCGGTTCATCGTTATCTAAGTCTTTGACATTTTTTATACTATCAAGATTATAAAAAGCCATTACGCTTCCTCCTTAAACTGGACTAGCGGGAATCGAACCCGCATTGACGGAAATCAAAATCCGTTGTCCTACCGTTAGACGATAGTCCCTAGAAATGTTTCACGTGAAACACTTCTTATTTTTTCGGTGCTTTCTCCAAGATTTCTCTAATCTTTTCCGGCACTAAGCTTTTATTTATCCGGCTGACATTTTCCAAAATACTGCCGATTTCCATTAAAATAATATAAACGCAAATACTCTCGAGCACCGGAACACTAAATCCCATATCAAGATACGTCTGTCCGTAGTCAATCAAAAAAGCAACAGCCACAATGACGATCTCGCCGAACTTGTTAAAAAGTCCATCACGCATGATACTGCTATTAAAAGTATTGTTTTTAATAGCCATAACAATTCCGGTAATAAAATCAAGCACAATAAAAAGCATTACAATTACAATACTCATTTTCTCCTCTTTTCTGCGGCGGTAGCAATTAACAGAATTACCGCCGCGTTTATAGTTTTAGAGTTTCGCGGTATCGGCTCGCACCAACCACGGCGCGGGGCACGGTTTTTCCCGTCGGTTTACGCCCACAAAAACCAATCCGGTACTACTCCACACACTCCAATTACTCGGACATAGGACATTTCGTAAGGAATATAGGAGGAATTTAGTAATTGAAGTGTGTGCAATAGTACCATATAAAATTATGTTTTATGCCATGTACGGCAAGCCATGCCGCTTCATGCCGGTTTTGCCGTACATGCCATAAATGCCATTCTTACGCCGTGCAATGCCGTGAATGGCATTGCACGCCGATCTTACCGATTAAACGGGTTGTACGGTTCTGCGAGAACAAGCTTGGAAATGTCAATTCCCTTGAGGTATGCGCTCTGGTACTTCTTTCCCTTGTACTTGCCCTCAACAACCTTAAACGCAATTTCTACTTCGGAATCAGCACCGATCTCTTCCGCCTTAATTGCTGTCTCGTCGTCCGGTTTCTGCTCTACACCATCAAGATAGATCGGGAAGTCGAACTGGGTATGTGCCTTTACAAGCTTTGTGCCGTCATCGGACGTCTTAATTGGGCAGTCAATCTCGGTGTTCAGACCCTCTTTTTCGATCAGCTCCGCCGCGGCTTCATCTGTGATCTCTACCATGATGGAAAACTTGCCATCGTTTGAAAATGTGGAATAAACCTTACCTGTTGCGTATAACATAATTTTTTCTCCTTTTCTTTTTTGAATTTAATTATTGGTGTGTAATGTTGCAAGCATGTTTCACGTGAAACATTTTAAAGTGTTGCTTGCTGTGATCTTTACTTCTTTGACGCTTTGTACGCATCGTACTCTTCTGCTGTCATTGAGTTCTTAATGAACGTGGACAACGGCATAAATCTGGTTTCATTTTTCCGGTCAACCTCAATCAGATTACCCTTTGCAATACCGAAAGACCCTAAAATCTCGTCTCTCTCCGCCGCTGTGGTAATCTCATGATCCCATTCTACAACATCTCCCATTTTATTACCATCTTCTGCCGATACCGTCATAATCTGGTATAATACTTTTGTTGGGATAGTTCTGGAAATTACCTTTTCCATTTTTGTTTTCCTCTCTTTCTTGTGCTTTGTTGTTTATTTTTCTTACATGATTATAATATCATGTTTGGTCTATTTTGTCAAGCTAAAGTTATATAATTTCTAGAAAAATGTTTTACTTCTGCTTTTGCGTATTTTACTACTAATGTTATAAGTTCTTCGTCTAATTCAATACATTTTCCATGTGCATCTAATAAACAGAATTTTTCATCCCCTATCCATGTGTCATTGGCGTTGTAAAGTTCTGATACTGTCATGTTGTTTCCTCACTTTCTTAAAATCCCATGAAGCTTGCTAATCTCGATTTATTCAATGCAATACTATCATCTATTAACTGATTAACAACATTCAATACATTTTCCATTTTAGCGTCAGGAAATGCGCCGCCAATATAGAAAAATATTGACCCACCAAAAGGGCTTAAATTATTTTCTTTCATGTGTCTTTTTGTAAAATCGTAAATTTCTTTTTCTTTCTTTGTCATTGTGTTTCCTCACTTTCTGTTTTGTTGCGTTGTTTATATGTTCCTTACATTATCTATTATACGCTTATTGCCGGAAATGTAAAGAAGTTTTTTCTAAATTTTTTAAATTTTCTTTTAAACAATTTAGAATTGTTTCTTTTATCTCAAGGTTAGCATCTATAACTTCTGGGGTTGATAATCCAAGTCCTACTAATAAATTATATAACCATAGTCCGTTATAAATCATGTGCAAACTAATTTTATCATCAACCACCATTTTCAACACTGCATACACAGCTTCTTCTTTGCTTATTTTCATACTATTGTACCTCCATGATTATTTCCACTCAACAGGAATTTTAATAATTTTTCATCCGCCGTATGCTTTTGTTGTGTCCAGATATTTAATAGGCAATCGCGCCACATTTCCAAAATCTTCTAATACATATCTGTAGTTTTTGGTGTCAACTGTGCCATTCTTTTTTACCTTTTCATAAAACGATCTTCTCATGTTTATTTCCTCACTTTCTTGTACTTTGTTTCCTTACATTATGTATTATATACCTATGATAATTATATGTCACGCATTTATTCGCAATTATCTATAAAATTTTTTCCTATGATTTCTGAATACTCGTCTGTAATGCCTAAAGTGTAAGATGTATCTACTATAGCTATATTTGACGCTGTTGTAAATGTTGATTCTTTACCTATATAATCTGTTATTGTTATCGAATGTATGTTCGATTCATTAAAATAAGACACGGTGCGTCCAGAATCAGTAAAAACCTTTCCAATTTTAAAATCAGCTATGCCGTTTCCGCGCTCTAACTCTGCCGCACCTTTTTGCTTTGATAAGCCGGACACGGTAACATGTAACTTGTTATCTTTGCTATCTATGTATGCGTACTTTTTTGCACCTAGCGTCTTAAATTTTTTATAATTACCGTCGTCATCCCATATCCCTAAATAAAAACGCGTTGTAGTACCATCATCGTTTTGACGGTCTGCATAATTGCGATAACGTTGTTTTTTTGCTAATAAGTAATCATTGCGGTCTTTAAAGATTTGTAAATGCTGTTTGCCTATAAATTTTACACTGTCAGTATCTGCATATACAAAATCCCACCCAACAGCATCTATCATCTTTTGCAACTCCCACCGTGCATTAGCAGTAATATATACCCCCCATTGATAAAGCAAAAATGAATTTTTTGATGTAGAATACTGTGCTATTGATTCTATTAAATCCGGCGTAACTTTAGACCATTCGCCATTATCGTAAACTATTTCATCATGACATATGTCTGTAACCATTGTACCAAAAACAGAATTTAAGCTGTTTTTACTTTTCATATACTCATATTCTTTTCCTTTTATGTCCTTAAGCTGTGTTTTTTTGTCGTAAAACTCTAACATAGTGCTTACTATTGGCGTGGGCAAATAATCTTTTTTCGCCATGTAACCGCATATCCACTCTATACCATCAAAATGATATTGATTGCATATAATGATAAAGTCTAGTTCCGTGCAAGCATAGGTTACCCATTCAGCAGATAACACGCGCCCGTTGTCGTTTATATACTCTTTACTAAATGATACACAATGTGCAAAGTCTATATATGGCACTGTAACATCGTCATGTACTGTTATAGACTTGAGTGTTACTTGCATAATGATAGCGTTTTGTTTTTTGTTACAATCAGATAATAGTTGTGTAAAGTTTTTTGGTATATACTCTATAAACGGTGTCATAGGGTACAAATCTGAACATATACATGCTGGATAACTTGACACTCTATCCATACTGTAAACGTTGTCTATGATTGCGTCTGCATAATATCTGCTAGCATGAGTATTTCCTCCGCGAAAAGCTTTTCGCAATAGTGTATATACTGCAGGCGTAGGCATTAGACTTTCAAATAATTCTATATAATTTCCGTCCGCTCTGCAAGCTTTGCGCATTTCACGACGAACATATCCGGTCGATGTTAGCGGTATTGTTGCTAATGTGTCATTATAATCATTCATTTTTGACAGTATACATTCTTCAAGTCCTTTTACATCGTTATAATCATATGCTAACTCTGTTCCTGTTTGTGGTGTGTCTGGTGTCCGTACTTTTTTATAATCATATGTGTCTACTAATTTTCGATGAATACAAAATTTTGAATTTTCGCAAAACTTTGCTAAACTCATATTCGATAAAAAATATGAACATCTAAACTCAAAATGAGGGAATGTTTCACTTGAAACATCTAGCCTATTTACTGTTTTTAGATAATCAGATTTTAAACAAGCATTGAATTTTATGACCTTATGGGATTCTCGTGCAAAAAGTGATACGATATATAAAAAATCCTTTACAAACATAAATTCATAAGCTAAATTATGGACATAAATGACTAATTGTTTTGATACTGATAATTCCAAGTATTCTCCTAGTTTACTTAGAAACTTAGTAAATTCTTCCCACCGTGTGCCAAAACAAACATTTCCTTTGTAACAAAACTGCCAATGGTACATAAATGCATAAGGTTTTTCGCTGTTTATTGTTGTAGTTTCTATATCAAATGTTGCAGGGCTATCTATATAAGCAATAGCCCTTTTTCCTTTTTTTCTGACTGTAGTATAATTCCAATTTATTGCGTTATATGGATAATCGTATACTGTGTAAACTGTTTCATTTTTTGTATATTCTTTCCCATTTTCCGTATAAAATGTTTGTATTACCATAGGCTCCTACCTTTTATATATGTATGCATTGCAGAGCTATATTCTTGCAATTCTAACTTTATTTCGTTTGCTGACTTTCCCTCTTTATATAGTAAATCATATATTTCTATTATATCTTCTGACGGATTGCGCATTTTTAAGCTTTTGTACTCTTGAGAGTGTAAAAAAGCGTAAAAATCTTGATCGTTTAACAATTCTTCTGATACTCCTAAGTTTCTAAGCGCTTGTGTTCGCTCTTGCCTTATCTCTCTTATCCCTGTCAATGTGTGACTTCTTGCCGTTACAAATCGTACAAGCTTCAAGTAAGCGCGCTGATTGTACTTATCTGGGTTCCATTCATCCCTTTTACCTAAGACATTCAGTACACTTTCTTTCTTATATCCAGCTTTTATGATGCGATCTCTTTGTTTGTTAGCAAGCGGCGCTAACTTTTTGTACATGTTGCGCCGCTCTTTTCCGCGCAAGGATAAAAGATAATCTTTATTATACATGCCTTATCCTTTCCGCGCATATAGTAAATGCTATACGTGTATTAGCTCTCTCTATAATGTCGTTTACATTCTCTTTTTTGTTTACCTCTACTGTTACAAATTGTACTGTAACTTCTGTGTCGACAGCAAATACTATAGCGCTCGAACCATCACTATACATTGCTACGGTGTCCACAAGGACACCGTACCATTTTTCACATACTTTTTTAGCTATTGCAATAATTTTCTTTTTGTTCATTTTTTCTCCTTATGATTCTGTAATCAGCACATTATAACCGCTTTCCTCAAGTGCGGCTTTCAAATTTGCGGCATTTTGCGCATTGTGAAAAGCACCTTTCTGATCTAATACGCAGACACGGTAGATCTTGCCGGCACCTATAACTTCTGAAACGTCCTCTTCATCTTTCTGCAATGTTTTTTCCGATTCATCCGTACCAATGCACCTTGTACCAGTGATCCCGTAAACAATAGCCGCCGCCATTTCCTCAACGTTGTATAACGATACATCTTTTTCAGAGCCTACAAAGCAACATTCGATAATGACGGCAGGGGCTTTCGTCTTACGCAAAAAGTACAACTTTTCTGACTTTTTAACTCCGCGATTCTTAAAACCAAGCGAACAAATTGCATTTAAAATGTCGGTAGCTTTATCCACGGCTTTTGATTTATCGTTATACACCCATACTTCCGCCCCATTAGCCGCCGCAGAACTTGACGCGTTAAAGTGTATTGACAAATCAAGATCAACCGTGTGCGCATTTGACTTCTTTACAATCTTAGTCAGCACATCAGACTGTGTAAGACCGTTTTCAACTGTACAGTCATATACGGTGTGGCCTATGCGCCGTAGTTCATCGACCACAAGATCTTTTACACGTCTGTTTTCCAAAGATTCTGAAATCAGACCTACAGCGCCGCAAGCTACTTTTCCGTGCGGGTTGTGCCCAGCATGCACATTAATTACCATTTTAATTCCCTCTCTTTCTGATAGACTATTTCTATCTATAATCCATTTTAAACCTAGTATATAAAATTGTCAACCAAAACTTTTGTTCATGTATGAGTTATCCACATCGAACAAGTGTTCGTGCTAGGCGGACTAATGGTGTCCGTCTACCGCGGACACTGTTTTTTCGTGTTGTGCGAACAACTTTGAAAACTCGTTCAATTGTCTGAAAACTTAAAAATCAATATGCATTATGCACAAAGATTTAGTAGATCTTTGTGCATTTTTACTATTGACAAATTGGAATAGATCAACTTTTAGGTTGCGAATTTAACATCTGATTTATCGAACGTATGTTTGTGTTTTTGGGGAAAACAGTGTCCACCCTACACGGACTAAAGTTACATAGTCCGT